AAAGCTGTATTTGAAGAAACTCTTGCTCAAAAACAAAAAGAACTATCTTCTGTAACTAAAGATTTATCAGGATATGAAAATTATTCTGGTAATGCAGAAGGCGCTGACAAGTATTGGGCTCAAAGAGGATATGAATATGGTCTTGGTAAACAAGTAGATTTTACTACTGATAGCTATGATCAGTTAGATGATGAGCTTAAAGAAGAGACTGAGGCTGCTTATAAAACTGCTGTATCTAGATTAGGTAGAAAAGAATTAGCTAAAGATACTTCTGCGGGTAAACTAGTAAGAAGAGATTACTTACAGGTTAAGTATTCTGATGCTGTATTTGCAGTAAGTGATATTATCTTACCTGGTGAAAAAGGAAAACCTGTAAAAGGTAAGAGATACGAGAATAACACTAAAAAAGCTATTGTAGATGGTGGTACAGGTTATGCTGTGCAAATGGCAATAGATCTTGGTAAACCCGTATATGTATTTCATCAAGGTACTTTAGCTGATAACACTACTAAGGTGGGTTGGTATGAGTGGAATGGTACTGAGTTTGAAGCTATGGATACTCCTGCATTAACACAAAAGTATGCGGGTGTAGGTTCAAGACAACTCAATGATGCTGGTAAAAAAGCTATTGAAGATGTATATAAACTAACAATAGATATTACTGAACCAAGTACTAACAGTACAAGTCTTAAAAAGCAAGATCTTCAGAATCAAATAAGAATTCTTACCTATGCTATAGATAACTTTGGTGATACTGATAACATCTTTAAAAATCCTTTTGGTGTTGGTGTTATTGGATATCATAGACTTAGAAGCGAATTCTTATCTTTTGAAGATAGATTTGAAGATGAGCTTCAAGATGAGAGAGATGCTAGTGGTCCAGCATTTGGCATGGGAGCTGCTGATCAGGCAATAGAAGAATTCTTACCTGTAGAGATTGGATACTTATTAAGAGGTTTAAAATCAGGTAAAAAGAATGCTCTTGGATTTGATGTACCACTTAATGAAAAACTTGTAATCTATAAGTTTATAAGAACTATTGCTGGAAACAATGGTGTTACAGATATCTATAACAGATTAGTAAAAGCTTCTGAAGAGTTTACACCTTTCAAAGAATTGCTTGTAAAAATAGGAGATCCAATGTCTCCAGTTGGTGGTATTCAAAAAATCTGGAATGCTATTAACTATGTAGGTAGAGTTTCAGAAGCACCTCTTAAGCAATTGACTATCAATAAGATAACTAAAACTTATAATAAAGAAGGTGATCTTATAGAAGTAGAACCTACTTTTGATATATACTTTGGTGAATCTTTTGGTGATTTTCAACAAGTACAAAAGTTCTGGGAAACAAGTTTTCAATCTTCTACTGGAAGATATATTAAATTGCAAGATGATGTTAGAATAATGAATCTTGCTAATGTGTTTGCAGACTTTCCTACAAAACAATCAGCACTTAATAATAAGCGAGGATTCCTTGAAGCAATAGGTATTAAGTTTTCTGCAGCTAAAGAGATTGATGAAAAGCTAAATGAAATAAGACCTGATGGTAACTCGATAGGTAGAGTTGATAGATTATATGATATTGCAAAAGCATATCAAAATGAAGGTTTATACCCTACATCTATTAGTGATCTTATTAAAGATAATACAGATCTTGATCCTAGCTTTACTAATGAGTATACTAACTATAATGACTTAGCTAATTTAGAGCTTTCATATTCTGATAGATTTTCTAATTTTAGTAAAAAGACAGCAGAGGACACTATTCAATATACTATTACTAAGAATAATAGTATTTTTGAAACAGTTAATGCTATTAATGCTGGTGAGACTTTCCCAACTATGGTATCTCAGCCTCAAACAAGGCACTTTGATACTACTAGAAATCCTGCAACCAGAGCTTCTGTTTTAATAAACTCCCTATTTAATCTTAACACAGGACAAAAAAGAAAAGATAGAAAAGGTAATCCTGTTAAGATTAATATAGATAACATATCCGGGGTATCTCTTCTTGAAAACTCCAGTGAGTTTATTGATGGAACAGCTTTATCTAAGCTTGATAAACCTTCTAAGCTTGTAGCAGATATTCATTCTCTTCTTACTACAGGTATAGTAGAAAACTCAAGACATGCTGATAAACCAATGTCATATGCTACATCTGCATCTAAAATACATGGTACAGGGTCTAATGGCATGCTATATGTTGATACTGCTAAATTTGTATCTCCTCAATCAGGTGCTGAAAGTTTTGCTAATATCATGATGCGCTATGTAATAGCTGAACATGATAGAATCAATATTCTAAAGAACTTACCTGATAATGATCCAGCAGTTAATACTCCTTTATTTGATAAAGCGGGTAGAGAGTTTGTGATCTTTCATGGTATCTTAACTGAAGAAATTAAGAAAAAACTCTATGCTATAGAGACAGATCCTTATAAAGGTTCTAGTCTTCTTGAGTATCTAGGATACACCTATAATGATGGGGCTCTTGTACCTGTAAGTAATACAGATGAGCAGATAACTCTTAGAGAAGAAATCAAAGATGATATTAAAGAATACTTTAGACTTAAGTCTGCTTCTTTAGAAAATCTTTATAGTGAGACTAATATTTTTGATAACAACTTATTTAAATCTGTAAGAAAAGAATCTCTTAGACTTAATATAAATTCAGAGCTGCTTACAAATGATAATATTAAGAGTGCTATTGTATCCTCTTATTTTGCTAATAAGTTAATAAATAATATAGAACTTGGCATTTTAGTATACGGTGATCCTTCACAGTATACTCATCCAAAGTTTGAATATTCTAAACGTATTGCGCTTTTTGGTTCTGCGGGTCCTCAACCTAGATATGATGAAGGCTTTATTAACTATGTTAATTCAGATCAGTTTGGTGGTAAAAAGTATGGAAAAACTAGAGGTGTAGATAAACCTTTGTCTTCAATTCTTAATACCGCTGTAATTAGTGATGATGTAGTTAATTCTCCATTTAAAGAAAAATTTGTTGAAAGAGCTAAAATAGAAATAGGTAAGAAGTTTGCTTTAAGAAGAGACTCTATTTGGGTTAATGCATCTAAAGAAGAAAAAGAAGAAATAGTAGCTAAACAAGCTGAGCTTCAGTATTCTGCATATGATGGCATGAAGACTAATGACTCTCAAGCTCTTATAACTTTTGATACTTATAGATTTATAGTATTTGCTCTTAAAGATTGGACACAGCAGCAAGAAGACATGTATCAAGATATTATTGCTGGTAAACCTATAAATAGAGCAGAGGTAGATCAGGTGTTTCCTGTAATGAAGCTTCAGTATGCTGGACCACTTATGACAAACTCATTGCCTCTTATGGCTGGTCATAAGTATTCATTGTTCCCACTTATTCCTTCAGTAATTAAAGGAACTAAGCTTGAGCAGGTTCATAATATGATGATTGATCAGAATATAGACTATGTTGTTCCTGTATCAGGTTCTAAGATATCTAGCATTACTAAAAATGGTAAACCTGATCAATTGTATGTAAATGGTGTAATCAATACAGATACTGAGTTTACTAACAACCCTATATTTATTGGCTATCTTAAGAAGCAAATGAATGTAGAACCTTACTTTAAAGGTAAGTCTAGATTTGCTACTCAGCTTAGAAAGCTTGGTACTTTGGGTCTTTATGATGGCGGGGTTCCTTCAGATTTTATGCCTGATACACAAGATTCTTCAGCTAAGAGATTAGCATGGGATGCTTTGTCAGAGTCTGAAAAAGAAACTTATTCTAACTATCGTATTAATAAAGAATACGAAGAAAGTCTTGATAGACTAATGGAGTTTATTCAAGATGATCTTCTTAATGAAATTGATTGGAAAATCATTGATGGTGTTCCTCAAGGTAGTATGGAGAATCTTCTTAAACTTATTGAAAGAGAGTTTATTAGAAGAGGCAAGCCTATGGATAGCCTTGATTTCTTACAAGTAGATAAGAATGGTAAACTTGTAAGAGATCTTTCTATTCTTTCTGATTCTGGAAATGTAGAGAGGATGCTTATTGCTCTTGCAGAAAAGAGACTTATTAGACAAAAACTTAAAGGTGAAGGTCTTATCCAAGTTGCTAACTCAATGTTTGAGAAAGCAGACTATGTAAGATTTAAAAAACCTACTGAAGAGCAATTAAAGAACTACGGTGCAGATGATCTTTTGTACTACGATTTTACTATAAATCCTAATGGTACTTATACTAATACATCTGCAGCTCAAGTTAAAGTAGCTTTACAGGGAGATTTCAAAAAACTTCTACAACACAAACATAATGATGGTAAGCCTATTAAAACATTAGATAGGTTAAACGCTATGCTTAAGAATGAGAAGTGGCTTAATACTGGTGATAATCGTAAGATGATTACTATTATTAGTGCGCGTATTCCAGTAGGTGAAAGAAATTTCGTAGAATTTTTTGAGGTTGCTCAATTCTTACCAGAAGAAGCGGGCCCTATTATGGTAGTACCTAAAGAACTTGTGGCTAAGAATGGTGGTGACTTTGACTTTGATAAACAAATGAGTTTGTTACCTACTATAGAAAGAGTAGGTGATAATATTAAATACTTACAAAGTGAAGTTACTGAAGCACAAGCGCAGGGTTATTATAATGCTATAAAAGAAAAGAATAAAGATTTTGATAGATCTTTTGTTGACTTTTATACTAAACTTAATATAGGTGCTGCAAGTAACTCTGTTCTTCAGAATCTTAGATCTATATTTGAAAGACCTGAAAACTTTATTTACCTTACTAACTCTAGCTCTAACTATATCTTTGATGATATTGTAAAGAAATACAAAGAAGAAGGTTTAGAATCAGGTAGTGTTACTAATTACCAAGTTGATGCAAGAGGAAATAAGACTAAGTTTTACACAGCTGATCTTAAAGAAAAAGCTTCTATTAGTCCTACAACAGCATTTGAACCAGAGTTTGATCTAGAAACTCACTCTAATAATAACGTAGGTAAAGATGTAGTAGGTATTGTAGCATCTGCTAATGGTTATGCTCCAGTCGCTAATAGAGTAGGTCTTTATATGAATCCTACTAGAGGTACTGGTACATATGAAGAATATATAAAAGCTGCATCAAAAGAACCTAGAGCTAGATCTTCTTATGATAAAGAAGTATATAAGACCTTCAGATTACAAAGATTATTCCTTGATCATAACTCTCTTATAGGAGATGCGAATGGTAAACTTTCTGAAAAAGGTACTTATAAAATGATATCATTAAGTAACCTTAATGATGTTAATAATAACAACCCTAACTCTGAGGTAGGATCACAGACACTTAATGGTGGACTTGATGTTGCTAAAGATCCTTGGTTGTTCTATATCAATATCAATAAAGAAGCTGCACCAGTACTTATGTTTTTGAAACAAGCAGGTGTAGATATTGAAAATGCGATTGCTTTAATTAATCAACCTATTATTAAGGAGTACTTAAGATTATTAAAGGCTGTTAAGAGTCCAGTAGCTGCTATTCAAGGTATAGAACCTTCTAATCCTAATTACTATAGGCTTAAAGCTAGAGAGATTATACTTAATGATCCTAAGTATGGATTTAATCAATCTTTAGATGTAGTAGCGGGGCCTGGGTCACCTTCTAGAATCTATGAATTATTACTTAATTATACTGAAGGATATAGTTCTGCAGACTTTACTTTAGATAGCTTAAATGCAAGTAAGAGTCTTGAGTTTGGTGATGCTAAAGTAAAGGCAATCTTGGCTCATTATATAGAACTTGAGGAGACCTCTAAGTTTTATAGTAAGCTTATTAGAAATACAAGTATGGATACCAGTACAGAATCTTCATTGATATCAGCTATCAATAAAGATCTTATGTTTGGTGATCTATATTCAGATAATGCTTTTCCTAAAGAAAAACTGGATATGATTGCGAGTGAATCTCAAATATCTAGCTTCTTTAATAGAAAGCTTATAGTAGGACTTTACAAAGATTTGTTTGAATTTAGAGATCATCCTAAAATTATAGAGTTTCTTACTAAGAAACTTAAGAGCTCTGAATTTAAAGAGTTTGCTAATGCGGCTTATGGAGATGAAATAGAGAATGCATTAGCTGGTTTCCAGGATGCAGTTACTAATTATGTATTTCAAAAAGCACTTGTAAATGTTAATCTTGTAGATGGTTACTATAAAGGTATTACATCTAGAGATTCTATAAAGACAAAGAAAGTAGGAGAAATTGTTAGTTTCCCAGCTGCAGTTATTGTTGAAAATGGTGTTCCTGTTATGTACTATAACATGGATATTATTAATAGACAATATGAAAAAGCTTGGTCAAGAACATTCCCTACCTTAAGATCTTACCAAACTTATGTATTTGAGAAAGCATATCAAAAACACATAAACAGTTTTGATGAATATGCTGAGTCTCAAGACTTTAAAGAAAGAAAAACAAAGCTTAAAGAAACAGTAAAAAGAAGAGCAAACGAAATTCAGAAAGAAAAGCTTTCTGATAAGAGATTATTACCTCTTACAGATGTTGCTAGATTTAAGCAGTTGTCAGGAAAAGGTAGAGAGCTTGAAACTTATTTCCCTACAGATTATATTAAGAAGTCAGGATACCCACAATCAACAACATTTATTTTAAATGAAAACGGGTTATATGATCTTATTAATCAAGCTACAGGAGAAATCTTTAACTCTAATGTAGATCTTAAAGATGGTTTTGAGTACACTGTAAAAGTAGTAAAGAATATTGCTGAGAGTAAAAAAGATTACAATGACAGATTAAATAGGTTAACTTATGATGGTTATTTAACCAGTGTTGCTCTTAAGAATACTTTCAATATCTATCATCTCTTCTATTCAAATGAGAGCTTTGCTCAAGAGTTTTATAATTTTAAAGCAAAATATCCAAAGCTTTCTGATAACTATATGATCTTCAGCATTTTAGAAAAGAGTAATTCTAAAACATCTGATCTTCAAAATCTTGTTATCAAAGGTGGACAGCTTGATGGTAAGAGCCTTGATATTATTCATGATAATATTAGAGAGCTTGCTAACTACAATAAAATGTTAGTTGAGGCACCTAAGTTTGGTATTACAGATAAGTTGGAGATAGCTAAGCTTGCTGACATGTTTAAGCGCTTTACTTACTTTGCTTATTTACAAAGTGGTATAGGTGGAAAAGGTGCTTTTGCTATCCAGAATCTTGGATTACAAGGATTATATTCTAATTTGATGACAAGTCCATCTAATCCAAATAATCCAGGATCAAGAAGTGTTCTGAAGAACTTTACTGAAACAATGAATGAAGATCTTCTTAATACAATATATGAGAAGTTTAAAGACAATGTTTCTTCTGAAAGAAAGTTTAGACTTCAGAATTATGAAACAAGAGTAATTACAAGACCTGCATCAGAAGATAAGTTTAATGCTTATACAGAAGGTGTGCTTTTATATGATGGATCTAACTTTGACAATTCTGGTTTAGCTGAAAATTACTTCCTTAATGCGATTGATAATTACAGATTAAGTGGAGGAGATCCTTCTAACTTAGTATTTGTAATCAATACTGCAGTAAAAAAGAAGACAGGTAAACAAGATTATCTAAAGAGTATCCTTAAAGATACTGGGGCTACTCTAATAGCTATTCCTGTAAGAGAAGACTTTAATGAAAAGACTCACTTTAAAGATGAAACCTTAGCTGATAACCAAGCTAGAATAGATGCGGTTCTCGAAGAACTTGCTAAAGAACGAGCTAGTGGTAAAGTATTAGTTATGAGTAACTTGGGTTATGGTCAAAATATGATTGGTTTAAGTGAAATAACAGGTAAATCTATACCAGGAACTGGTGGAGCTCAAGATACTTTTGTACATTTGTCTAAGGAACTTTACAAAAAATTTGGCTATCTTAATAACAACTTCAAAGAAAGACCTGAGTTTGATATAGAAGAAACTGATGATCAAACAGTTAGAGATTTCTTGTCGATTTGTTTAACATCTGGATTACTATAAAATGAAAAATTTATCTTGCCCTAATAAAAACTTACCTGAGTGGAAAGCTTTAGTAAAAGCTGTAGGAACTTTTGAAGCATTTAGGGATTATATAGAAACATCAGGTGAAATAAGATCTCCAGAAATTGTAGCTTCTAAAATTGAAAGTAGAAAAGAAAAAGGATTTAAAAAATTATCTGAATCTTCTGCTTTATATAAAGCACTTCTTGCTTTAAATAATAATGATGATTTTATATCCTCTTTTCAGTATGCTTATATCAACCATTTACAAAATAGAAACTTATTATCTTTAAATAGATATAATCCAGAATCTGGCAAAATCCAATATACTGTACCTAAAATTTTAACTGAAAAAAGTATAGCTTCTAGTTTTGTTGGTCAATCACCGTTTTCTAAAAACGAAAAAGCTTTAGAAGAGTTAAGTAAACAATTAACTATTGATGATATTGATTGGATTACTTTTAAAGAAACTAAAAATGCTTATATACTTGAGGTATTAAAGTATCCCGTTAATAAAATTGGTGAACAGCTGTCAATGTTTTATAGATATGATTCTGCTAGAAATATTACAGCTCCGCAAAATATATTAGTTAATTCTACAGTTTCATATGATTCTCTTTCTAATATTCCAATGGAATATAACCAAGAGACTAATGAAAAAGAACTTGGTAAAAGAATGGTATCAACAATATCTAAGAGACTCTCTGAGAACTTAGGTATTATGTATGAAAATGTTACACCAGAGCAAGCTGCTGAATTAACTGAAAAAGCTGATATTCAATGGAATGGTGAACCTGCTTTCTTTATTGAAGATACTGTATACTTTGTAGGTGATAACTTATCTGAAGCTACACAACTTCATGAATTTGGCCACCCTCTTGTAAGAGCTATACTTATATCCAATCCTGAGTTATTTAATAGACTTTATAATAGTCTTGCTAATTCAGAAGAAGGTAAGCAAGTTATTGCTGAAGTAACTAGTAAATATCCAGAGTTTGATAAGGCTTCTAATAGATTCAAAGAAGAAGTTGTAGTAAGAGCTTTAGAAAAAGCTGCTGTACTTCAAAGGCAGAATACTCTTGCTTCTAGTGGATTTAGTAAGTTTATCCAAGATTTCTTATATCAAATCAAAAAGTTGTTTAGACAACTCTTTGGTAAAGTCAAAGTATCTGATCTAGATGTAAATACATCTATAGATCAGTTAGCAGATATGCTTCAAAATGATCTTTTTGATATTAAACAAGAGATAGTAAGTCTTAAAGATGAGATTGCATTCCAGCGTATTACTGATGATTACAGACAAGAGCTTAATGATATTATAGAAAAAGATCCCGAAGGTCTTCAGACTATTGCTGATAAGATGTTTAAACTTGCCAGCGATTATCTCTATAAACTAGAGAAAGATGGGAAATATGATACTCTAAATGACATACTTAAAGATCAATATTCATCTAATGATCTTGCTGAAATCAAAGCCGGGATCTCTGATTATCAGAGAGTTGTTGTAAGAACAGCAAGACAAGTAAGAAATGATATTGATTTTAAGAGAAACCAGGTAGCTGCAATTGTTCAAAATATTCAGCGCGTATATCAAATAGCTACTAAGCTTAATGCTTACATGGCTAATTTAGCCAAGGAACCCGTTACTCCTGAAGTTGTAAATAGAATGCATTATTATTCAACTATGTTGAATGATATTAAGCGTTTCTCTGATTTAGTGGCTACTGTTCTTGATGAGAATAATTTAGGTAACAGTAAATTAGCTGATTATGTAAACTCTATTAAAGGTAGGGTTGATGCTTCAGAAAGACATAGTTCTAAAGTATATGTAGAAGGTGTCTCTGATACTTTATATAAGTTTATAGAAGATGTTAATGAAGGAATCAAAGCTCGTAAAAAAGAGCGCATTGATTTCCTTACTAAACAGGGTGCAAGACAAGATTTAATTGCTTCTGAGTCTAAGACTTTTGATGATCTTATTGTAGATAAAGATAGATTTATTGCTACTCTTAGCGGGAACTTAGGTGATCAAGGAGCTCTTTCAGCTTTCTTTGAAAGTTATGCGGGTAATCCTGATCCTGTAATTGCTTCTTTTGGATTATTTGTTAAGAAGAATATATACGATGTATTATACGCGGAGAGAAATAGAATCTTTGATCTTCATAAAGAATTAAATCCTGCACTTGAAAGAGCAGGGTATAAGGGTACTAATCCTGAAGAGTTCTTTAACAATTTAGTATTCTTAGAAAAATCATTTGCTGTAGAAAACGGGGAAGAAAAGATAAATCAATTTGATTATGCTTTTCTTGCACCTACAAAAGGTTCTGATTATTGGTATGCTAAACAAAGTTTCCTTAAAAAGAAACTTAAGCAGCAAGCTATTGATTCAGGAAACTATACTGAATACGCTAAGTTTCTTAAAGAAGAATCTGAGTATATGCGTAAGTATTTTAATCAGCAACACTCTGATGAATACTATGCTCTTGACAAGATTTACGATGAAGACTATACTTATACTGATGAGTATGGTAATAAGCAAACTATAAATGGTTGGGAAGCTTATTCTTTACTTGAAGCAATTAACCAGGATCTTAAGCTTATAGATGAAGATCCTTTAGAGGATTTAGATATCCTTCAAAAGACTAAAGATAAAGAAGTAGTTCTTAGAAAAAGAGCACAGTTATTTAATCTTAAGTATGATAACGGTCAACCTAAAGTAGGTAAAGATCTTGTTGTGGCAGAGATACTTAATAAGTATAAAGAAGCGGCTAGACCATTTACTGAATATGTAGAAAGACCAGATGCATTTCAAAAATATCTACTTAGATATGAAGAGATGCTTACTTCAAGGGGTATTACGGGAGAACAGTTTGATACACTTAGACAGAAGTTTATCCTTGCTAATACAGAAATTGCATATGAGGATATCTACTATCAAGATTTAGCAGAGGCTGCAGAAGATCTTGATGAATTACTTTCTACAATACCTTCTTTTAAGAATAGAGATAAAGTTAAAGAAGCTTTATCTGAAATTAGTAGTGCACTTCTTGGTTATAGAGATGAGAATGGTCAACCTGTAGCTATAGATATGTCTGAAGATAGAATTAAGCGTGTTAAAGATGCTGAGATTCTTATTGATAAACTTCGCAATGAATTTGGTGGTGTATCAGGATTAAGTTCTGATGAATGGATAGAGTATAATAATCTTTGGGATATAATTAAAAGTGGTAAAAAACTTACAGTTGATCAACAAAAAACCTTTGATCAATTAAATGAACAAAAGGAAGGTGGATTAACATCTATTCAAAAGAAAAAACTTGCAAATGCTTATGCAAAATTTGCAACTATTAGATATAAAGAAGCTACTCAATACTATCTTGATAAGTTTAATTACTTTCTTAGTAAGGTAGATACAGATATTCTTAATGAAGAATTTGGTATTAGAGAAGTAGATAAAGATTATATAGAAGCTGTATTATCAGGCTCTGATTTCCCAACAAGTAAACTTTTTGCTTTATTAAATCAAGATGAAGAGTTCAAACAGTGGTTTTTAGATAATCATTATGAGAAAAAATATTTTGACGCTAAGCAGAAAAAAGAAGTTGTATCTTATAAAAGAGTAGGTGTATGGTCAGTTAATAGACCTGCTGATAAAAAATACTATAAAAAAACTGAAATTAGAGATGCCGAAGGTAATGTAGTAGAAACTATTAATCGAGTACCTAGCTTCAAGTTTAGAAAAAGAGTAGTTAAAGAAAAGGTAGAAATTAAAGATGCTTATGGTAGAGTAATTAGAACAATTAATAACTCAACACCTAAAGTAGTTGGTAAAACAGTAGATAATAGAAATCGCTGGTTACCTAAGAGCTTAGAACAAGGCGCTCCTCAAGATTCTCCTTTTGTTAACCAAGACTACTACGCGCTTAAAAATAATAATCCAGATAAGTTTAAGGCTCTTGAGCTTCTTAAAGACTATCATCTTGCCAGTCAGGAAGGTTTAGATAATCAGTCTAAGAATTATTTATATATTCCTAGATATGGTAAACAGCTTTCTGAAAAAATTCAAACTAAAGGTGCTCTTAAAGCAAAGAGAAATAAACTAACAGAACTTGCTAATACTATAAAAGAAGTATTTGTAGCAAGACCTGATGACTATGATAGAGGGTTAAACTATAAACCTGAAAATCAATATATGTCAATTGCTGCTGATATATTTGATGACGAAGAATCAAGTATAGCAATAACCGGTTTATCTAAGATAGATTACAATGCTGTATCTCTAGATTTACCTAAAGTAGTAATGAAGTTTGGATTAGCTGCAGGCAGACAAAAGAAACTTACTGAGATTTGGCCTATATCTAATGCATTAAGTGAATTACTTGGTGATCCAAAAGCTTCTCTAACTATTGAGAAGATGGTTAACTCTCAATATGTGAATAGACAGTTGCCAGTACCACCTGGTAAAAAGGGGAATACTCAAAGAGCTCAGTCTGTTAAAAATATAATAGATAAAGAATTTAAGGGTATAAACCTAAAAGGTTTGGGTGCAGATCAACCTTGGTTGGTTAAAGGAGTCTCAAATATGATGAAGGCTGCATCATTTGGATTCTTTGGTTTAGACTTACAGAGTGCTACAACAAATACCCTTGGTATGTATTTCCAGAGCATTATTGAAGCTGCTGGAGGTAATAATCTAAACTCTACTAATCTTGCTGAAGGTACTTACTGGGCTAATACAACCTTAATGCGTCAGCTTACTATGAGTATTTATAGTAAAGGTGAAAACAAGCCTGTAGAGCTTCAGATGTGGGAAATATTTGATCCTTCTCAAGGTAGATTAGAACAAAAAATGCCTGAAGAATTATCAAGAACTTTAGGTAGAGACATGCTCAATCTAAGCTTTATTTACTCTCCACGCAGATTTGGTGAATTGAGTAACGTAGCTTCTATGTGGGCAGGTATGATGAAGCATAAAAAGATTACTCAAAAAATAGGTAACACAACTAAAGAGATTACTTATTTAGATGCTTGGGAGCTTGGAGCTGATGGTAAGATTAAGCTTAAAGAAGGTATTGATAAGAGCTATGATGTAGGTGGAAATAACTTTAGACTCTTCCAGAACATGGTTCATGAGAAGATGCGTAAGTTAGGTTCAGTAGCTGAGTATGATTCACCTGAAGCTAATAGATTATTAGTATTTAGATTAGTATCTTTCTTAAGAAGACATCTTATATCTATGATTGTTCATAGAATGGGCTTCTCTGGTAAACCATGGAATCCTAAAGAAACTGTGAATTATGCATCAGGTGATGCTCAAATGGGTACTTATATAAGAACAATTAAAGAATTATTTAGAGCATTCAAGTACAATGGAGAGAATATCAAATACATGCGTAAAGAAGATGCGGCTGCATTTACAAGAGCGCTTGTAGAAATTGGTATGTTAATAGGAATGAGCCTCGCTCTCTACTGGTTATTTGGATATGATGAGGATGATGAGGATAGATATAAGAAACTTCGTAAAAAATCAGGTCCTTTACCTACACCATGGACTGATGATAAATTAATGAAGAGATATCCATTTAATTTACAGGGTTGGTTGGCTAACCATGCTGCATATCAACTTATTAAGATTAGAGCTGAGAACGAATCTTTCTTACCTTTACCTGGATTTCGGATTAGATGATTACTCTAGACTTATAAGCTTTGATGCAAGTGGTGTATTTGGACCTACTATAGGTAATACAACTAAAGTACTTAATGGTTTGTGGGATTTATCTATGGGAGATCCTTCTGCTTATTATAAGAGAGAAGTAGGACCATATGAATTCCAACAAGCTGAGGGTATTAAGGCTCTTAATTACTTAGCTAAAATGATGGGTCTTACAGGTAAAACAACAGATCCCGTAATGGCAATTAAGAACTTTACAGCAATACAAGCTAAGACTGCAGGATCTACTTCAGGTAGAAAGAGAAAAGAAGAAGATCATGATAGCGATACTTATTTAATTAGATAAACAATGGCAAAGATTAAAGAATCTACTAGTAAAACTATAGTTAAAGTAAAGAAGAAAAGACCAGGAGTGCACTCTAAAAAGAAGCACTCTGGTCTTAAAACTTCTAAGAACTATAAGAAAACTTATAGAGGTCAGGGTAAGTAATCTCTTTTAATAGGAGAGTATCCCTGTAACTCACTCATATCTACTTTGTAAGCTTTACTTTTGTCTGGATTATTAGAGACAAGAGCATACCTTTGCTTTTCTTCAACATAGACAATATATACTGTCTTATTGTTGTAATTAGCAGTCTTTTCCATAGATAATACTTGAGATATTAGGTTTAAAATACGCGGGTCCTTTTAGGATTTTACCATCTTCTCTATAGATAGGTTTACCATCTTCACCTAGCTTAGACATATTACTAGCCTGAATCTCATTAAATATCTCTTCTATCTTGTGTTGCATACCATGTTTAAGGATAGTACCGCATAAGATATAAAGCTGGTCACCTAAAGCATCTGCAATCCCTACTAGATCATTATCCATGCATGCTTGGTAGTATTCATCTGTCTCTTCTAACATAAGCTTATATCTAAGCTCATATACTTTAGGATCAATTAGACTAGGTGTGTCTTTATCTGTATTGTCAAATACTTTGTGGAACTCTGCCACAGAATCAAGTTGGTGTTTCATTGTGTAAAGATAATTATTTGTATCTGTCTTTAGAGGATGATGATAGTAAACTGAGACCTACTAGGTATATGTGCTGTATCCAGCCAAGTAAAGTACCAGTCCTTTTATAAGACTGGTACTTCTCTCTTAGTTCTTCAAATCTAGTTTTCACAGATCAAAGTCTTCATAGTTATTACTAGGCATGGCTAGCTCATCTCCTATTGTCTCTTTTTCTTTCTCTACTTCCTCAATCATCTCCTCTAGAGTTATTTGATGATAGGGCTCCATGATCTTTTTTGCTCTATCTTCTAAATCATCATCCTCTTGTACGATAGGTAGAATTGCTTCTTTCTCTTCTTCTTTCTCCTCCTCCACTGTAGTTATAGCTTCGATGACTTTATAAGCATCCATCTCTACTGGTACAGCTTCAATCACTGGTCCTACTTCTCCAGTCTCTACCTTATCTAGCTCACACCACTCACAAAGATACCAATTGATTAATCTTTGTTGATCCATCCATGTCTTAGGATGTGCCTTCTGTAGTGAATAGCTTAGGATATTATAATATGTCCACAGAGTATCTGCTTCTGCATTATAATCGTGCTTAGGTGTTTTAATTAAACTCTTTACAGTGTTCATTTGCTCAGAGCTAAGCAACTCCTTATCTAAGTAAAGCTTACCTAACATAGAAGCTCTTGTTTCCATATTTAGAGTAATCTTCTTCATCTTTGCTTTATCCTGAAGAATTCTTGCAAAGTTTATTGCAGCATTAGATATCTGAAACTTAATTGTTTCATGAGCCTCATTATCTGCATTACCCGTGTGCTTTCTATTCCATGCACCTAACTCTTTCTTAAGAATTAAGTTGCCTGAGCATTTTACATAAGCACCTGTAGCACACTTAAAGCGCATTGTTTTATCATAGCTATTAGCCCAGGTAAATACCATACCTAACTCATCATCTTGATCGTGTTTGATATGATAAATTCCGGTAGCTACATTTCCATCAATAGATGATCTGTATAGTTCTTTCTCTACTACTAAACCTGCATTAGCAAGTTCTTGTAAAGCAGTTTCTATAATAAATTTATGAGAGATTACAGTATATCTCCCCCCGTGTTGAGGGAGAGATATAGCTTCCAAAAACTCTCTGGTTGGTGTTCCAGTTCTTCTTGGCATATGTTTAAGATTTTGGTTTTATAATTCCTTCTTGTAATAAGTCATTGACAGTTCTTCCAAACCATCCTTGTAATCCTTGCCACAAATCATTATCATAGATATATTGCCACGCAGCAATTACTTCTTCTTCAGAATTTGATTCTACAAATCCTTCAGCAATTCCTACAGCAGTATATGCATCAAATTTAATATTGGTTTCCATATTAAAATAGTGTTAGTTGCCTAATAGGCTTAGTTATGTTTTCTATTTCCTTTTGAATTGCTTCCAGATAATATCTGTCATCTACATGATAATCCTTCCAATCTTTCTTCTCATAGTTAATGAATAGCTCTTGCATCCATTTACCTGATTCTAACTGAATCTCCCTTCTATCACTTTTGTTACACTTTATTATCTTACAACCCTTCTCAGATATATAATATCTAAGAGTAGGTTGTAACTTCTCTTTTGTAACTTCACCTTTCTTCACACATGTCTGTACAAATTCCCAATCACCTTTGATCTTTACTCCGCCACAATAATCAAATATGTTTCTATTATCGGCCAGATATTTCTCTGGTGGGATATCATTAACAAAATAATTATAGATAGCTTTAGGTATAATCAAAAAGCTTTTGTTCTTGTGTAGCGCTAGATCTGTAAACTCAAATCTACCTTTACACTTAGATTTACCTGCTGTGTTAATCGCTATATAGTTGTTTACATCAGCAAGAATCATCTTCTTATACTCATCGTGCTCTAGTTGGAGTTTTGTTGTCTTTTCCCATTCTGCACATATATCTAGATACTTCTGCTTATATTGCTTAGGTATCATCATCTCAAGACCATCTGTATTCTGCATCAGCGGTACACTTCCCGGTATTCCTTCTGCAAGCATTTCATATAACATTACCAGTGACAGCTGACCGTTTATAGTGATTCTCATAGTAAACTCTGGATCATACAAGAAACTATTCTTGTCATTACTTAACCCATAGGTACTATTAAGTATAATCTTATAAACATAGTTCTTAGGATCCTTCTTAGGTATCTTCTTTCTCTCTTCAAAGAACCATTCATACAGATTGCAAAACTCTTTTCTAGGTAGATGAGCGGGTGACCATCCATTTCTAATAGCTAGATTAGGATAGAAACTTATAACATCACTAGACATGATTATCATGTCTTCTGTAGACTCGTATATTCCAGACTCTATAGCTCCATGCACACCACCTAAACCAAAGTCAGTATTTACTTCTTTGTATCTAATAGTATACTTAAAGCTATTTTTTGTCTCATTGGGATTGATCTCAAGCTTTTCAAATTGATTTAGAAGTCTTTGAAACTCAGGTGTTTGGAATTTAATGTAGGGTAGAATTATATCTTTAACCCTAATACTTTTCCTGAAAGTTCTAAGTTGTTTCAAATCATATTTGCTGATACCTGTTTCCTTTCTTAAGAAATAGAGAAACAGTTCTTTAGATATCCGTGGCTCTGATGCACTGAAGAGATTTATACCATATTCTTTTGTAAGAGTTTTCCTCAAATTAATCTGCTCCTTACTAAGGTTCATAATAGCCTTAGTAGACTTTACATCATTCTTACAATAGCTTATAATAGTTTGTATCTCTTGTAGAGTTTTTACTTCAGTAGAATGATGAATAGGCATATCTTGTATAGTATGCCAATCCATAGAATACTGAATCCACTTCAAGCTAGATCTCTTAGCTGGATTATCCCAGTGATTGAGTTTGAATACATCTATCTGATTAATAGACATCTTCCATTCTGGATACTCTGGAAGTTGATCTTGGTTATTAATTGTTCTCTGCGCAAACTTATAGATTATATTAGCTATCTCTCCACCTTTCTTTTTCTCCAACTCTTCTTGATTAGCTAGTATAAACTCAAGAACCTGAGAATCAAATGCTAAACCATTAAAGGATATAAGCCAACCCTTCTTTTCCTTCAAGAATCTTAGATACGCTACAAATACTTCAAAGTCATTTCTTAGATCATGTACAACAAAGACTAGTTCTTTGTCTGTCTTATAATCTTCAAAACATGCAATAAAGCAATTACTTAGCGTTTCTATATCATATACAGCTTTATCCATAGAATCTACATTAGACAAAAAAGGGAGGTTATTACACCTCCCTCTCTGTCGGGGTTATTAAATTAAGGCATGATGATTTCAGGAGAACCTCCCAATAATCCAGTACCTTGCATATAAGTATCGTAATTAAATGTATCTGCATTGATAGCATACATTTTTACAAAGTCTTCTACGTCTTTTTTATCCATTATGTAGTATTCAAAGAAGGAATTGATGGTAACACGTTGTTCTTTTACCTCTTTTCCATTCCCTCTCTTACCTACTTTCATGTATACTGGATCACCATTCTCATCAATTCTTGGCACCATGTGAAGTACTTCTTTTCCAAATCGAGAAATAACTGCAAGCAGTTTGCTTTCTGGATCAAATAGTACTTCTGCATATGGGCAATCCATAGATGCAGGAATCATTTTGAATGTTTTACTAGTACCCCAAGTACCATGTACAAGAAGCATGTTCTTGCCTACTGAAGATGTTGTCATGTTGATTTTTGGTTTTAAAAGACAAATTAAACTGTTAATTTACTAATTTGCAAATCTTTTACAGATGCAATTAAGTTTTCCTTATCTAACTCAGGAGGATTGCATAATTCCCCTACTTTCACTAGTATATCTTTAGATACCCCTAATAAATCTGAGTATAATCCAAAATACATATTAGGATACAAAAAGCTGTGCACATGGGTATATTTAACCGATTGCGCATAGAATTTTATAATCTTCTTTTTTAACTCAGGAGATAATTTAGAATACTTCCCTTTAGAAAAGTTTATTATGTCGTCATTAAAACTTTTAAAATCAAAAACATAAGCACCTAGACCGTCTTCAAGTTCAAAGAAATTATCAAATAAAGAATTCCCTAGAAGAAACTTATTTTCAAAAAATTTGAACTCTTTGTCCGATCTAAGGTAATATACACATACAACTTTTTTATCTTCTATGCTATACTTGCCTTCCCAGGTTATATAGCATTCTTTTGGGACAATACTGTTGCCCATCTTAATACCCAATGCAGGATATAAGAATACTCTACTTTTCTGAAAGTAGTCTTTATACAATGATTTTATAGCCATAAATTAAATTTACAAGAGTTAGATAATAACTTTCCCTTGTGCTATAAATTCTGCAGGTTTACTAAAATCTCTTGAATTGTAATGCTGCTCTGCTACTGATAAGACATTCTCCAGTTTTTCTAACCATGTGTTTAGGGTAGAATCACTTATCTCAAATATCCCAACTTGTTGATACTTATCAATTACAACAAAACTAAAGCTTACTTTCCAATTGTTATTTATTAAATCCTGTAGCTTATAGCTTACAAGGACACTATAAATTGCAGCTTGCAAATTATAGTTATAATACTCAATACTCTCTTTGAACTCACTTAAAGTTTTACTTGAAGTCTTAAGGTCATTAATAAATACAGTTCTTTTACCGTGGTCAATTACTATATTATCAACAATACCTTTAAGTCCAAAGGGTTTATTTTTAACTGGTATCTCTATAGGTTGTTCGTTAAATATCTCTTGCATCTCAAAGTCTGATGGTGTTAAACACATCAGCTCATTGACACTCTTGTTGTTTTTAATTATCTCTACAGATTTATTACAGCGGTCTAATGTCTCCTGATCTAACAAATCTTTAGAACCCTTTTCTTTAAGAAAGCTCCAATAAGATTTTACATCATCTGTAATGATCTTATCTATTCTTTGTTGATCAGTCTTTAAGGCTTGGTGCAGGTTAATCTCTCTGAGAATCTCTAGGATTGATTCATTGTGTTCTTCTAATTCTCCCTCAACTATCTTCTTCTCATAGAAAAGCTTATCAATTACACTCTTTGTATTTGCACTGGGTAGATTGCTGGGTGAAACTATAAATTGGTTATTGAAACTTCCATTATCTAATATTAAACAATGGGTTACCTTCCCCTCTACTAGATGTTGATCTAGTTTCTCTTCCCGCTCTTGCAGGATATAATGGTTGTAAAACAACCCTGGACTATACAATAATTTACTAAGACCTGAATAACTGAAACTAAAGGGTTGAGAATAAAACTTATCCTCAAGCCCCTTAGCATCAAGCTTTGTGTTTACCATTACAAATGTAATTAAAATGCGGGTTCATCTTCCTCAATGTTCAAAATTTCTTCATCATTTTCTTCAGTAGGGTTTTCTACAAAAGAAATCTTTGAAACTTTGAAATGCTCTAAACTTACTCTGTCTCTTATTTGATCATACGCAAGAGGCATTAGCATATTGATAGATTCTGGAGTTAAGAACTTCTTTGCTTTAAGAACATTAACTATTTCATCTAGATCAATATGTGTATAGTTTCTTCTACCATTTAGATCAAAGAACTCTACAAGAGATTTGAAATTGACATGATTTCTAAATCCAGAATCCCAGATTCTATAACCATAATTCATAAACAATAGTAGCAGATAAGGTGCTGATTTCTCATAGTCAGAATTAGCCATGATCTCCATAGCTATCTTAACATTTGAAGTCTCACCATTCTCAAGCATACTACTCAATTGCTTATACATCTCTGTATCAATAACTACATCTTGGTTAAGAACCTTTAAGATATCATCTTGCATATAAACATTTTTGTTTACAAAAAGATCTCTAAGCAAGTTAAAATTTTCTTGAGAACAAAATTTTACATTACAATTGTCTATATCAAGTTTGAATCCATTAATATCAAAAGCATCACTATTATAATAGAAAAAGAAAATTTCATTGACTCCCTCAGTCTCAATTGTCTTTCTAAAGTTCATTAGGTATGCATCATAAGAATAAGGTGTCTTTTTAATATGATTTTCAAATTTTTCAATAGTACAGTGATATCCCCAATGATTAGTTATATGGGTATTCATAATGTTATTACTAATGAATGTAGCTGTTGCTTTATCTTTGTTTCTTGTTACTGAAGTATTATACTTTTCACAAAAAGATTTTACTTTAAATCTAGGAACGGTACAATCTTTAGTAAAGAATAACACATCACCAGATTTTGGTTCATATGTACTTTTAATAAAATCTTCTGCATTTTTTGATTTTGTAGTTTTATAACCTATTGTGTAGTCTATACCAGTAATTGATCCAGACCAATCTTTTCTTACCTGATCAATAATTACAATTTTAGTCACCATGTTCTATTAGTTTAAGTTGTTGAGGATCAGTATTATATACTTCATATTCAGGCTTAAGAGTAAGAGTTACTTCATAGAACTCATTCTTAAAGGTATTTTTATGAGTATTATAAATCTCCTGCTTTAATTGAGCCCAGATCCATGGAGTTAACCATCCCTTTTTTCTTAACCAAGAGGCAAAAGTTTTTTCACTAGTGCCAATTAACCAAAATAAACTAGAGTCATCTCTAAACTTTCTACCTAACTTGGTTCTAAGATTGACCATGTTGTGTACATAATAACTATTCCTAGCAAGTTGCCATATCCAATAGATAGACTTTTCTACATTGCATTGAGTAAGCATTGTTTGAACCATTAAATGATTAGCCCTATCTTCACTCTTAAGCATTGCTAATATAGTTTCATAAGAGTCTTTATCTAAAATGATACCACCTCCTAAAGGAGGTGATACTAGTTTTTGTTTAGCACACATATTATTTATTTAAGTATTCAGTCATTTTTGTTATTAACAAAGTATTGGTTTTTAATTTACCTAAAAGTAAGTTGCATGTTTTACATAATATACCTCTATAAATTCCAGTAGTATGATCATGATCAACTACTAAAAAATCTTTTAAATCTTCTTGAGATTTTTCACAAATCATGCATTTGTTATTACATTTAAGTAGTTCTTCCTCATACTTTTCATAAGTAAAGAGAGTATTATCTGACAATTTTATGTTTTGTTTTTGCCAATAATACTCTCTTACATGCTTACGATTTTTAGATTGCCATTTTTTTGTAGAATTAATTACTCTAGCTGGATTTTTATCATATCTTTCTTTATTTCTGATTTTAGTTCTTGGTAGTTTTTTTCTTGCTATTTCGCAAGTTTTACAATAAGCAAGTCTTCCATCAGGTCTATTAACAGATCTATAATAATCCTCTAAAGGTTTTATTTCTTTACAACCTGTACATTTTTTAGTTAAAATATTTGTCATAGTTTTTAAATATATATGACAAATGTACTAAAATAAATGGCACTATAAAACTTTTACCTACTTCATTGCCATTTTAAGAACATCAGGATTAGTTAAGAGAGTTTGGAACTTCTGTTTGTTACCATTAAGAACATCTCTTACAAGAATAAACTTCAGATCATTAGACAAAGTCTCTTCATCTGTAGAAAGTTTGATAAGTCTATCTGTTACTTTGCTAGTTACAGAATTATTTTCTGCATAATTAAGGGTAAAGTTGATCAATCTGCGGGTTAGAATAGTAGCAATATCTGCGCGATAATTATCACCTCTACCTACACAGTTTCTCAATTCACCAATGATATAAGACTCATTGTCATGCAAAAGAATATCCTTTGGAGTTACCAATTTGTCAAGCTTATTATTAATAAACATGCTAAACATAGTTGCAAACTCAGGTCCTACTGAACCTTCACCAATCATTTGAATCAGAGGAAGTTGTGCATCAAAATCCTGAATAGAACTAATAGAGTTAAAGAAAGTCATGATACTTCTTGGATTAGTATCATCCTTTACAAGCTCTGGGTGCAACATCAAGAAATTAATACAGCGACCATCTACATCTTGTTTCTCTGCCCACTTAGCCCACACTTCTACATCAAACTTAAAGTTCACTGTAATAAAGCGAGTTTTCTGAGCACCATCCAAACTAGTTACATTATAGTTGCCATCATCAGGATTAGTAGTCAATACAATGTGCCAGTTCTTTGGAAGACACCAAGAATAATAAGTTTGTGTCTCAATTAAAGTCATTGTTGCTTGCATGAATCTAGCCAATTCATGTTTGTTATCTCTAAGGTTCTTTATCCTCAGATTCTATACTTTCTTTTGTTATAGGTATAGTTCAGACTATATCATCTATGATTTAAAGATATTGGAATATCAAATCATAGTTCTGCGCTCTTGGATATTTTATCTTCAGCTCCACCTGGTAAGATTACTTTATCTAGTCGTTGCTCCTTCAACCTATTTCTAGGAAGCTTGGATCAGAGTTAACTACTTCTAGTCTTTCTCTGAGTTCACAGAATTTAATGCGGACACTATTTATATTTCCATTTAAATCCACCAGCTGTTAAATTATTTTTTATAGCTCTGGTGATATTTTTGATATTAAGAGTTTTTTGTGCTTCAGTGATAGATTCCCACTCTTTTATAGGAGCGTTACTTAAATCTATTTGTAACACCGGTCTTAATTTGTATTTTTTGTTAAGCTTATTAAGCTTGTCAACTTTAAAATAAGACCATCTATAATTATAAGCTGTATAGTTATCACCCCTCGCTGCAGAACATATAACAGAGTAATTATTTTTATCTCCAAAATATTCTGCTGCTTTAGTAGCATTTTCAAAAGATTTTATATACATACCTTCAAGAGAATACATATAAGTCTCTTTTTGATTGTAAATTTTCCTACCTTTTTTAAAGCTATTCTTTGCACCTATACTTAATCTTTCTTTATAGATTTTACTTCTCTTAATCTCAACAGGATCTAATATGTGGTTAATTCTGTAAGGTCTTTTTAATAGCTCTATATGATATTTTTCTCTTTCTAAAAGAAAGTTTTCATCACATATTTCTACTACATCATATGTCATATTATCTATTCCATACTTATCAAACAATCTTTGCATTGTTTGATTATGATGTTTATTCGATAATAAATCAACTAGATGACCCTTTAATCTTTTACCTATACATTTAGAACTACCTATATACTTGTAGTCGTTAAACTGTATACAGTAAATACCACAGATTTTTAACCCTGTTTCTTCTTTTAATTTGGAAATGTGTTTCATATTATATCTTTTTACAAAGATATAATTTTTTAGCAAAGCAAGCAAGTTTGCTAAAATTGTTTATCCGCTTGGTATAATCATCAAGAATTAGGATACCACCTTCTTTCTTATTATTGATCCACTCTGGAGCTGCATAACCCATGCGCTTATTACCGGTAGGTTTATACTGACTAGCTACATATTGTGGAAGCAAACTCTCTGGAACCCACTTAACTGTTGTTTCTTTTACTACTTCAAACTCCTTAACTGGAAAACCTACCAAATCTGATAGATCTTCTAGCTCAGCCAAATTCAATCTTACAAGATCCATGTTAAGCTCTTTAGCAAGTTGTAGGATAGAACTTGTCTTACCAACACCTGCTGGACCCTCAACATTTACAGTTACAGGAGTAGTTCCCTTCTCTTGAAGGATCTGATTATTTGCAATAATATGACGCATGAACCCTTTAAGTTCATCTGCATTAAGACTGATTTGATTATTCTTTGCCATGTTTAGTTAAGTTGAATTTTTACACCTTTTAAATCTTCATTCATTGTTCCATTGGTGGAAATTGCCCATAATACCGGACCTCTACACTTCTCTGGAGCTGGAGCTTCGCCATCAGTAAAATATACTAGACAGCTATAATCTTTATGATGCTCATTGTAATAATCACATACTGGTTCAAAGCTCGTGCCCCCTCTACCATGTATGTGCATATCTTCGTTGATATTGAATTTACCTATGTGACTAATAGCTGTGTCACATTGTATCACCATAATATCTGTACCTGTTTTGTGTATGTGATAAAGCTCATTCATAAACTCCTTAAGCTCTGTTGTAGATACTGATCCAGAGGTATCTATACCTACTAGAATCCTTCTCTTAGGCTTAACCTTGAGACCTGGGGAGTCATCAAATCTATGATTCTCTTTTCTCCTAGTTCTTTTTACATATACTTGGGTAGAACCTCCTACAAATCTGCGTAAGAATCCTCTCCAATCAAATTTAGCTTCCTCTACTTCATTAAGTTTCTTAAGAATCTCAGCAAACTCTCCAGGTACAGTACCTCTAGATTTCTCTACTTGTTCTGCTACTTCTTTAAGAATGTGCCCTGTTTGTTGTTCAATCAACTTCTTAGTTGCTTCAGATAGCTTATCAAAGTCTTCCCAAGTACCATGATCAGGTAGATTTACTTTTACTTTTACATTACCATCCTTACCTTTAGATACTTCTATAGTCATTTGACCATCCCCCATAGCATCCATCATATCATCTAAATTAGGACAAGTACCTGGATTATTAGCAGCTTGTTGAAGCTTTTCATAATAATAGTTAGTACCCTGCTTAGATAAAAGATTTAGCTCTGGGAATAGATCTAGTGTCATACCACCTTCTGGTAGCATATCTTTATCAATATATTGATTGATTTCTATGTCCATAGCCCAGTTAGCAATCATCTTATTTGTAAGGTGGTTATAACTAGTCAAATGAGAGAAACCAATATGCAATCATTTGTGTTAACTTACATTCTCATGTAAGATCAGACTATACCTTTACCCTTTGTCAAGGGTAGTTTATTGTAGTCGTTGAACCTCTTTCTTGGATTGTAACTCATAAGATAAGTATCAAATTTTTATTCACATTACCAAGAAATTTGGCTGCGGATTGTCCAATTCTAAACCTTTTTACTGTACTGCTTTGATTACAAGCACCATATAAATATTACTATTTGTACTTAGTAGTTTAGACTCTAAGGAGTTTCCCGCAATTTAAAACTTTTTACATGCACATTACTGTACAAGGAGCCCCTTGAGCTCGTGCTTCAATAATCCTTGCTGATGTTTCTCACCAAGCTTTGTCCAGAAGTCTTCACTAATAGTCAACTGATAGTTGATTCCATTAAGACTCACTCCTGCGGTAGGGACTCTATTATCCCATACCTTGTTAAGCATGATAAGAAACATACCATAGAAAGGCTCTTTGAACATTAAGTTCTTAGATGCTTTCGCTAGTGATTCCTGTTTTGTCATTATTTTTTAATTTAATTGTTATCTCAGTTTCTTCGATAAAATCAAATCCCAAATCTTTAATTGAGTTTGTAATATGTTTAGAAAACTGATTTAGAAAGAACTGGATATTCTCTTCTGATTGCTTTTCTTTTACAATAATCTTAAGAATCTCTTTGTAAGTTAAAGGTTTATCTTTAGACATACTTTCAAGTTTCTTAAAAGTTTTAGGTGCCTGTTCCTTCCAATATTCAGGAGTTACATTACATAATTTCTTAAGTAATAATATCTTTGTAAGACTCTTTGTAAAATCTACATTCTCTAAAGTAACAAGACCTAATACTACATTTTGATTATCAGATGAGTTCAGCATGTTATATAAAGACTCAAATTGCTCATCATTAATTACTTCTTTTTTCATTAATCTTCTATTTTAATTGTTCTAATCATCCACTCTGGCGGGTGTGTATCATTCAAATGATCTATCCATTCTTTAGCTGTAGGTATATAGTTAAAGCAATCTTCCCTGACATGTTGTTCACCAATATATCTAGTATAGACTCTTTTGTTTTGTGAATTGATAATGTATTTTCCAAATATTTTTTCACATTCAAATATACCTTCACTATGGTGTCTAAACATTCTGTGTTTAGAGTGACCAACCCAAGCTTTAGTTTCATCAAACCACTCCTCAATTTCCAAGTAGTCCTCAGGAACTCCTCCCCATTTTTTTGCAGCACTTCTGCTGTGATCATATGGATGCATAAATCATAATTTTAAATTATTAATAATAGATTGTATGTGTTGAATAAACTCATCATGTGAGTACTTATTTTTCATCATATTACATTTTCCACAACAAGTGACACAATTATCACTTTCATAACCAAGAAAGTTATCTTTTCTATCAATACCATTATAATAAATAGACTTATTACCCTTTTGGATTTTATTTGCTGGTAAAACTCCACAGTAATAACAAGAAGAAAATAAATAACTTTCAAAAACATCATTAGTAAGTTCAAAACTATAACCTCTTAATGTAGCATTCTTTTTATAAGATTGAAACAATGAGTTAATTAAAGCTTTTTTGTTTGAGTCAGTGAAAATTTCTCTTTTTTTCTTAAAACTACATTTTGTACAACAGTCTTTTTTTCTGTCAACTCTTGTACTAAATACTTCTCCACAAGTGCATTGTACTTTAAAATATCTATGATTGCTAGTTGTTTTTTCGGCATCTTCTTCAAGATATCTTAAGTTATTACCTATAGCATCACCTTTTTTATAACTTACTTTGTGTAATGGAGCAATAGATATTTTACAAGACTTATTTCCACAAGAAGTAATATACCCTGCTTTAATAGAAGCTAATTGTTTTACATGTTCAGTATTACAAGAAGTGCACAAGACTTTTATATATCTCATACCTTTTCCTTTGTATCCCGCTTCATCTAAGTATTTAAGTTTTGTTACAATGTCAAACTTATTACTGATTAACTCTCCTGGTTTTAGTGTGTATTTCATGACTCATCCTTTTTGATTTAAACAAATATACAAAATATATTTATTAGTTGGGATGTGACATTACAAACCTGCTTTCTTAATAAAGTAACTTGCTACTTCAGGAATATGTTTCTTGTAGTAGGGTTGTTCTGATTTACACCAATTTTTTACTTCTTCTTTTGTAGAAAATCTTTGATAAGGAAATGTAAGTTCAAGTTCATTTATAAAATCTTGTACTGTCCATCCTTCCCATATATATCTATTATTACCCATTATTCTTTAGATTCAAATTGACCTTCATGGTCAAAGGTTTCATACTCAGTAATTCTTATATTATTCTCAATAGTATACTCTGCAGTAGGTACTTTTATTAGAATTTGTCCCCAACCACCATCATTATTATACCAGTCTTCTATGTGATTAAGCTGTGAATATGCAAGATCTTCAATAAAACTTTTAACTGAATCATCACAACTAAATGTCATATCATCACCCTTATTATCTCGAAAACTTATTTCATCTATGCCACCACTATCTCCACCACCACTATAATTTACAACAATTTCCTTAATACCATTATCTTGTAGATACATCATAGCACCTACAAGATTAACTTTTGTTTTTTCCATGATTATTTTTGTTTGTAGAACCTACCTAAGATATTTGCATTGAGCCATTGATCTGACTCAAGAACAGCATATTGAAATTGGTATTTTACTTCTTGATAGGTAAGTTCTGTTTTACTAAAACAAATTTTAAGTATTCTTCTGGATATTCTTATTCCATCTTTGTGTGCTTGCTTAAGCACTTCATTACTACTATAGTAGTTATGGTAAGAGGCTTTAGATACTCTTACATATTTCTTTTTACGCTTATCTGTAGGAAGATTTTTCTTGCTTAGCTTCTTCTTAGTATTAGAGAAGAAGTTCTTTTTACCTATATAGCCATGAGCTTTACCATTAATAATAGCTGTCATTTCATAGACAAATCCCACAGCACCTTCAGGTATCATTTCATCTGTAAATACAATATTGTTATATATCCAACTCATTGTACTAATTGCTTAGGATTCAGTATATTAGAAAGTAAAGGCATGAGAGTTTCTCTTACTTTAGTAATACCATGTTTTTCTATGGAGTCAGATAAATCTTTCTCCATCTCTAGAACTACAGAAGGTATTTGATATCTCTCTTTATACTTGTTCATAGATCTTATACCGGCTTCATCATTATCAAAGAGAGTACAGATATTCTTATACTTTCTTTTACATGCTTCAATTACGTGTTCTGGTATAAGGGTATTCTCACTATCTGGAGCAATAGCTTCAGCATTTCTAAAATTCAGTTTAACAAAAGTCATAAGATCCTTAAGAGAACTACAGATTACTAGATAATCTTTATCCAT